CGCTCAAGCTTAGCCTCCATGTCCTCTGGCGTTACCGCCGCCGGGGTTGTTCCCGTCTCCAAAGGAGCAGGAGTCCCCGGCGGCAGTACTTCCGCAGGAACCAGTGAAGAAACCACGGGAGATTGTTGCTGGGTGGCGGGGGCGGGCTGCTCGAACTTTGCCATTAGAGCATCAATGATGTCATTCGGCTTCGTTGAATCAGTTATCTCAATTCCGTTCTCTTTTGCAATTTTACGCAGTTGATTGGTTACAAAAGCTGGCACTCCTTTTCTGTCTCGCACTGAAGCTAACAGCGACACGGCCTCTGGCGTCAGACGTCCTGTTTGAGTGGCGGTAGCTTGACTCCGAGCGTTCCGGTAAATTGTTTCAATTTCCGATTCAGGGATTCCGTACACTTGTGCCACTTCAAGAAATTGCCGTTTCGCTATCTCTCTTGCCTCTACAGCGTCGGCCGCTAAATCAAACGGCACTTCGTGTACTTGATTCTCGGCCTCGACCAAAGCGATTGCTGCCTCTTCAACCTCCTTCCGCTTCGCCTCCGCATAGGCGGCGGGAGTAGCCGCAGACCGATATTTCTCCTGACTAGCCGTTCGTCGACGTTCAATTTCAGCAGCTTGCTCCTTTTCAGCAGCTTGCTGCTCCAGAAGCCTTCGAAGTTCCGCCTCTGTAGCAATAGCCCGAACGGCATCGTTACCATCTCCTGTGGAGGCTCTAGCTTTTTCAGCAGCCTCCAACTGGGCGTTAACCCTGTCAATAGCAGAGCTAGGGTTAATTCGGCCGGGAACATTCATTGCGCCCCCAAGCGCCGCGCCGCTGACCATACCAGTCGCCGCCTGCTTGCCAACGCCCTCATCCCACGGCTTGCCAAGCGCAATGTTCTGAAGAATCGCTTCCTGTGTCGATTGAAACAATTCCTCCGTACCCTCAACAGCCGCGCCAGCGGGAAGGCGAACACCAATGTGCCGTGGAACCGAGACGCGCTGGCCATCAAGGAGCAAAGCATCAACGTCATCCAAGCCAATCCGCTTCGTCAGACCGCCGCTGCCAGCCGTAACCAAGCCTGTAGCCCCACCCGCCAACACCGATAAAGCCGCCTGCTCCGGAGTGATCAGGCCGCTAGGGGTCTGTTGGCGAATGCTTTCCGCAGTGCTGCCAGCGGCAATAGCTCCCTCGCCAGCGCCTAGCGCGATCAACTTGTTCATCGCAGGAGCGGACTTCAATAGCCCTTTAGTGATAGCCTGTCCGCCAAACATAGACGGGCCTGATTCAAGCAGCGTATCGGTAAGGGCTAAAGGATTCTGAATCAAAGCTTTAGCTGTTCCTGCAAAACCTTTAGCTGCTTCTACGTTGCCCAGTTGCCTACGCATCTCCTCAGATTGGAGGCTGTCAGTAATAAGCTTCTTAAGATAGCGAGGGTCGTAGCCAAGTCCCTTCTCCAAGCCGTAACCAGCCCAACCAAAAGAAGGGATGTCGGCCATTCCAACAAGCCCTTCACCAAGAGCAACACCCCCTTTAGCTAAACCCCCTACAAGGTCTCCAGCAGACCGACCCCAGCTAGGTAGGTCGACCAAAGACTCCGCAACAGTTTGCATCCGTGGCTCAGGAGTTTTTGAAGCGGACTTTATGCGAATATAGTCAGCCTTGAATTCGGGATTATCAAGTTGATCAGGATAGTCCTTCGCGTATTTAAGCGTAAGCTCGTCGTCGGGAATATCCGCAAACTCAGGATACCGCTCCTTGACTAGAGTTGTGATGTAGTTAGGCATAAAAGGTCAAACCCTGTTATCTCGGATCAGAATCTGAAACAGTCTCACCATAGCTAGGCAATAATCTTAATCTGGAATCCTCCAGTTGGCCCTTAAACTTAGACTGATAATTTGATTTTCCCGGAGTCCAAACATAACCCCTTCCGTATGTGACATTGGGTCTTCGATTAGGAATACCAAATGTTGTTGCTATCTCATCCTGTCCTTCCGTTGACTGAGTGGGGGCAAGGCTAATGTTTGCTTTAGTTTCTTTCAGTGCTTCACGCCAAATTTTGGGATCATTAGATTTCAAGCGTTCATCCATTTCTTTCGGCCAACCGATAATCGGAACCTTAATAAGCATGTCACGCTCTTGTTCTTCAAGAGACAACTGGGGCCGATTGAAACCACCTTCTCCACCTTCATCAAAAGGCGGATTGCCAGCAGCCGCAAGACTGTTAGGTGGAGGATTTTTACCAGCAGCCGCAACAACCGGCTTAGGCTTCGGGGTGACAGTATACTGATAAAACTCCCTTACCTTACCACTTGCTGCATCCGACTCTCTGCGAAGAGTGGTGTTTAAGGAAATTTCTGAGGCGGCTGCCCGACTGACTTCGGGGTCATTGCTAAAGAGTCTCTCCTTCAACTCGAATGGAAGCCCAGCAATGTTAGGAGAAATCCCCCGAATGTTAGTGACCTCATTACGTATTTCATCTGCCACTTTAACTGCCAACGCCTGACGTGCAGATTCCGCAACGGCAGCACCGCGCTCGTTTTTAAGGTTTTCACCTTTTTCAAAAGCTGAAAGGTAGCTTAAGTCGCCAGGTTTCTCGTCATAGAGATTTGCAGAATGTGTTCCAGTAAGACTACTGCCCGCATTATAAAATTGTTGAGCTTTCTCAACCACTTTAGACAGCGAATCAATATCGCCGCTTGCCCGAAGAGAATTCAATTGATCTTGACCCACGCCAAGCTCTTGAGCTTGTTTTACAAGTGCGGCCACCGTTTCAGCATCTCGCTGAGAGGCTGTGCGTTTCACTAAACGCACTTCGTCGAGAATTTTGCCCTGTTGAATGTTGTTTTGATCAGATGCATCTTGAGAAAGTTTCCGATCCCTAGCCGATTGGCCATATAAAAAGCTTGGGCTTTCAGACTGCCCCTTAGTGGGGACTGTGGGTGTAAGACTAGAGCCTGCATTAAAATCTGCCTTAGCCTCCTCAAGAACAGAGCGAAACGCACTAGTATCACCAAAGCTTGCCATTTCAGCTATATCATTAGAAGGAACGCCCCACTTTTCAGCCTCAGATATCAAGCCTTGCATAACAGTGTAGTTCCGTTGTTCAGCTAAGCGAGTATCAAAACGCTTTTCAGCGCGATCTTCGGCAAGCCTTTGACCGTAAAAGTTAATGCCGGGAGAAAGTCCAGCAGCTAATCCAGATGCAAATGATGGCATAATTTTATATGACTATGTTCTTTTATTTCCGTAGTACATCGCGCCGGCAGTTATTGCAGTTCCAAGCAAAGCTCCCCGGCCTTCAGCCTCAGAGGCGGCGGTGGCTGACTGTGATTTGTAAATGTCAGTATTGCCTGCAAAAATGTTCGATGCAAACCCAGCCGAAGCAGCCCCAGCATTAGGGTTCAGTAGGGTGCCTCTAGCAACAAAAGGTGAATAAGGAGAAGCGCCGTTTGAAGCCCCGCTTAAAGTAGTGAAGCCGCTGCTAATTGGACTGCCCGAAGAGTAGGCTGAAAGATTGGAAAGGCGACGCTGGTTATCCGCCGAATTCTCCTCACGCATAGATCTAAAATCACTAGAGGCGGTTCTTTGAGCGTTAAAAAGATTAACCATCTTAGATTGAGCGCGGTCATGCCGGGTGGAAGCAATAGATTCCTCCTCGCCAAAAACTTGCTTGCCAACATTCATGAGGTTGTTAAGGCGGTTCTGAGACAACGCACTACTAAGGTTATACTTGCCCATAGCCTCACGCATAACACCGCTGGAAGACAACGCTTGGCCGCGAGCGGCCCCGCCAGCGCGAACAGCCTGCTCAGCCTGACGTTGCTGTTCAGGACTAAGCTCGCCGCCAAGATCAAACTCTTCAAGGCTTCGACGCATAGCTGCTTCACGACCACGCTTAAGAAGCTCGTTATCGCCAGTGTCTTGGGGTGTTTGTCGGGCTAGAGATATGCCTTCATTGCGAAGATCACGCTCAATATCAGACTCAACAATATCCGTATCGTTACTAAGATCCCCCCTAAGCTTTTTCGCAAGGTCTAGGCGACCTTGAAAACCTTCCGGATCTTGGCGCTTAAGAGCTTCAAGAGCAAAGTCCTGGTAATCGTTTCCGTATTTCTTTAAGAGGGTAAGCTGATTTTTAGCCTCAGAGTCAGCCGTGGAAAGGTTTAGCTCAGATCTAAGCTTGGAGATTTCAGCATCGCCAAGACCCGCGAAGTCGTAAGTTCTTAATTTACCAGGGTTAACCGCAGGTCGCCCGCCATACCATTCGAGGTAAGGGTTCCCCTTGACATAATTGGCTGCCGCAAATGCTTCTTTTAATTTTACCTGACGAGCATCAAACGCTTGCTTCTGGGCGGCAGTTGCATTCGGGGGCAGCGTTTCTGGGTATTTAGCTAAAAACTCTGAGTCCCATCTTGACGCCAGGTTAAACATCGCATGGTCTGCATCAGTCGCGGTAGGGCTGAGGCCTACATATTTACCCCCACTCGCAGCGGCGGCTTCGATTCCGCGCCTAGCCGCAAGGGAATCGGCGTCAGCGGAAATGCCGCTAGCATACACATCGGGGTATTTAGGAGCGGCTGGGGGTGGAGGCGCCTTAGATCCGCCGCCCGAAAAAGCGCCAACTAAAGCACCAACAAGAGTAAGAGCAGCAAATTCCATATGTTTATACCTTTTTAGTTTTTTTGTTAAATCGCAAAGCGTGAAAATGTTTAGCCGTTAAACCTCAGGTCGTATTGTATCAGAAAACGCTGACGCCTTCACGCTATGCAGCGACAGCCTGCCAGAAGGCGTGGTTGCAGAAAACTGGGTCTCCGTAAACTTGCCGCGAGACTGAATGTTAAAAGACTTTCTGTAAAGAGTTTTATCAGCAGGGATGGAAGCTGGGGCAAAAAGACCAGACTGCTCGGTGCTGATATAAAAACTGTCCTGAGTGTTAATCACAAACTCATCGTTTGTAATAATCTCAAAGTTTGATATGTCCAAGTTTGAAAACTGAAAAAACTCAACCGATTGGGGATTAGCGAATGTGTTGTCGAGTTCAAACATGACCTGATAACCAAGTTTGTCGCCATAAAACTCGCCAAAATTGTAAGACTTGGTTACAACCGTTGACGGGTAAGAAACCCCAGAGTCGGTAAAGTGGGATTCGTTAAGACTAGACTGAGTAAAGTAATCATTGAAAGTTAAAAGCGCTCCGGTTTCGTCTCCAAAACTCAGTCTCGATTTGCCGCCAAAAGAAGTGATGATGTATGATCTGGGTCGCCAACCAGACCAACCGCCACTCCACGCCTTTTGAACAGTGTTGTAAACGTAGGTGTCGCTAATATCAGCAGAGACTGTCGGAAAGCTGATAATGTACCGATTGCGATAATAAATAGCAGAAGAAAGAGAAGCGTAGGCTTGGTTAATTGTTTCAATCGCATCCCTAATTGGGGTTGAAATCGGGAGTGACAAACCAGTTTGCGCCCCGTTTTGAATCGTGGAGAGGCTCTCGACGCCATTGATAGACAAAAAGAAAACGTCATTGCCAACCATCCGCACAGTTTTATGTGCAACGCAACCAGTGGAGTTGGTAATCAATTCGACAGTCCAATCACCAACGTCCTGACTTGGGTCAGCGTTGATAACCCAAATACTGCGCTGCTTAAAAACAAGCAGCTTGTATCCAAACCAAGAGTAAAGCGCAGTGATGGGATCGCCCTCGCCGCCGCCTATGCGGAGGCTGTTGGAAATCAAGCTCCAAGCCTCGCCATCAAGAATATCAGAGACGTAAACAGTGTCAGTTGTAGAGCTAGCGTCATCGCTGGCGCAAAACAATCGGCTAGTATGACTCACCAAAAGCTTAGCCATAAGCGGGGTTTCGCTTAAATGGGCTACGGCAGTAGCTCTAACGCCGCCCGCAGGAGCAGCGGCAACGGTTAGAGTGATGTCGGGAGAATAACCGGTTCCCTGCGTAGTAACGGTGATTCTTCCGACTTCGCCGTCTGGAGTCAAAACAGCCAGAAGCGCTGCGCTTGAGCCAGCGGAAGCAACAATAGTAACAGCAGGAGCAGTAGTGTATCCCCGACCCTTCTCAACCATCTCAACACTCACAACTCGGCCAGCGGTAATTGCAGCAGTAGCCGAAGATGATACATTGACGTATCTTAAAGCGTTAACGCCGTCGCAATAGTAAAGCTTGTCCGTCAATTGAGCAAAATAAACATTGGTGGCATGTGTAGAGCTAGGAAGCGCGGTGGTGCCAATCAATTCACCGGTAAGCTTGATGCAGGTAGGGCTAGTGGAACCGTCAGTAAAAGCTACACGCTCATAGCCAGGACTCGAAAAGTAAAAGGCGTCGCGGATTGGGGCTGCGTAAGCAGCGCTAAAATACGAATTCAATAATTGCCATTGAAAAACCTGGCTCTCCCAACTACCAGTAACAGTTTGGCCGACAACGGAGCTTGTTCCAACCCTTGTAACAAGTCCGCCAGTCGAATTAAAGTCAACATTCAAGCCTAAGCGCATCGAATTCTCCGGAGCAGCAACCGACAAGGTATCGCTATACTGGCCGTCAGAAAACGTCACACTTCCATCCAGCAAAAGCTGATCGTCTAGTGAGTTGTTGTCCAGTAGGGGCATTAGATAATGTCTGAGATTCTATATTCGTCGTTGCTCTGCGGGATGATGCGAGTAATAGACTGCTGCTGACCTTTCTCGATGTCCTTCATAATCTGAATATGGGCTGCGGCTTCAGTAAACTTTACTTGAGCCTTAGAGAACTGGCGAGAGCGCTCATACATATCGCCCTCCGCAAACGCCAATAAGGCATTGTCGATTCCGCGCAGCACAGGGGCTTCAGTGTCACCAAGGTCTGCCAGCAACAGCTTGCCAATCGCAAACACAACGCCAGCCGTCGAGGGAACAGGAACAAGCTTAATGCGACATAAACCGCCTTGAGACTTCGGGATGCTCACAAAGTTTGACGGACGACCACGGTTGGTCACGGTGTTTTCAAAGATGCCGGGACTTGTCTGGAAAAAAGTAAACCAGTCAGAGT